GGGCACAGAAGAAGCTTCACCTGCCACACATTAGCAAAACAAATACCTGGGAAATTAGTTTAAAGTACCAGGTATTTTGCTTATCTTTACACTCTACAAAACAATGACATGGACCACACACAGATACACGAGCTCATAGCCGGATGCAGAGAGAACGACAGGAAATGCCAAGAAGAGGTGTATAAGCACTACTATCCAGGCATGCATCGCATGCTCTATAAGTACTTCAAAGACAGCAGAGACCTTGAAGAGGTGATCAACGATGGGTTCTTGAAGGTGTTCCAGAAGATACAGTCATACCAAGGCATAGGATCGTTCGAGGGCTGGATGAGGACAGTGATCAAGAACAACGCGATAACTACAGCCAAGGCCATCAAAAGAAGAGATGTGTCCAACGACAGGTCAGTGCTTGCAGAGATCAAGAGCATGTACAGGTCTGTGGCCTACAATGAAGCAGGAAGGTCAGAGGCAGCCAAGCAGTTTGAGACCGCAATGTCTCTGCTGCCAAGGTCTTCTGAGAAGGTCATGAGGCTTGCTGCTATCGGCTACAAGTACAGCGAGATCGGAGACATGCTAGACACGGTAGAGAACACAGTCAAATGGCACGTTGCTGAGTCTAGAAGAAAGCTGAGCTGGCTATTAGGATAACAAATATATGATCGAACGTTGCCTACTTTCAACTTTATTTTGTACTTTTACATCGCACTAAACAACTAAAAACAAACGTTATGCAGACAGAAGTAATGCTCGCAAGCAACAACAAGAACAACATGATCGCTCCCATGTCTCTAGAGACAGCAAAGCAGAAAGCTCCAGGCATATTCGCGCCTGGACCAGCATCTCGCCTGAGCGGCAACTACAAGTTCGTAAGCTCTATCGACCTGATCGAGCACCTGGACGGGCAGGGGTGGAAGCTCACCAACGCCAAGCAGTCAAAGAGCCGCAAAGGAAACGAGATCTACACCACGTTTGGTACGCACATCATGGAGTTCCAGAACGAAGAGCTCTACATGAAAGACGGACGCGGAGGAATAGAAGGCCGTCCTACAATGGTCGTGATCAACAACAGCAACGGCTGCCGCCCACTTCAGATAGAAGCCGGCATCTTCAGGCTGGTGTGCTCTAACGGGTTGATCATCAAGACACAGGACTTCGGCAGCATGAAAGAGCGCCACATAAAATACAACCAAGAAGAGGTGAAGATGATCGTTGACCAGAAGGTCGTGGACATGGAGAAGGCAGTGACCAAGATCAACCGCTGGAACATGATAGAGATGACAGACCGCCAGCGCTACCAGTTCGCTACAGAAGCTCTTGCTCTGCGCATGAACACAGACCGACAGCCTGAGCAGTACGAGATCGTAGACCTTCTGCAGCCTCGCCGCACTGAAGACAGGGGCAAAAGCCTTTGGGTCACCTACAACGTGTGCCAAGAAGGGATCATCAAAGGAGGATTCAGCCTCAACGAGAGAGTCGCACGTCCTATAAAGAACCCGATCACTGACCTGGAGATCAACCAGAAGCTCTGGACTCTGGCAGAGAAGTATGAAACAGCATAGTTGTTAGTTGGTATATGAGCCGGGGGTTTCCACCCCCGGCTTTTTTCTTATGTGAAGAGGATCATATGAAGAAAACAAATACCTGAGTTATTTCTTTTTAGTGTCGATCTTTTTACTTACTTTTACATCATACCAAACAAACAAAGCAATATGAACACATTTCTAATTAAAAAAGAGCATTTAGACAAAGACAATTACTACGTAGGTAAAGAAGACCTAAGTAACTACCAAGGACATATAGAAGCAGAAGAAGACCTCGGAACAGTAAAATTCAAAGGCCACTTAACTGCTTCCGGTAATATATACTTTAAAGCTGGTAGTGGTATTGAAGCTGGCGATGGTATTGAAGCTAGTGGGGGTATTAAAGCTGGTGGGGGTATTAAAGCTGGTTGTGGTATTAAAGCTGGTTGGGGTATTAAAGCTGGTTGGGGTATTAAAGCTGGTTTGGGTATTGAAGCTGGTTGGGGTATTAAAGCTGGTTGGGGTATTGAAGCTGGTTGGGGTATTGAAGCTGGTTGGGGTATAATTTGTAAAGGAGAGCTATCAAGTAAACTAAGAATATTTGCCGGATTAACTACTTGGAAAATACCTACTAAAGAAGAGATGCAAATAAAAGTAGGCAAATTAGTACTAGGTCAAGTGTGTTACGGTGAGTTAATTGAGACCGGATTACCAAAAGAAGATTGCTGCGAGGGTAAAGTAGTAGAGATAGATGGAAAGAAGTATCAACTAAAGGCTATATAAATAAATAACTAAAAACAACAGAATATGAAAATGCAACCAATTAAAGTAGTAGAAGTAGAGAATGAAGGTCTTTTGTCATTACTCGGAGAAGAAGTATTAATAATGTGTTCTAACTACTTCTATGGGGGAAAGCTGGTAGGAGTTAACGACACTTGTATTAAACTGGAGAATGCCCATATAGTGTACGAAACAGGCCCACTTACAGATAAGAAATACAAAGATGCTCAAAAAGTAGGAGACGAATATTATGTCCAACTTTCTGCTATAGAGTCTTTTGGTAAATCTTCTAAACTATAATTATGAGCTGTATTAAATTTAAAAAGAAGTCTGGGTCTAGGTCTTGGTCTGGGTCTTGGTCTTGGTCTGGGTCTTGGTCTAGGTCTTGGTCTAGGTCTAGGTCTGGGTCTAGGTCTGGGTCTGGGTCTTGGTCTGAGTCTGGGTCTGGGTCTTGGTCTATATAATTATTGCAGAAAGACTTGGATAATATCTAAACTTTTATACATCAAAGCTCTATCTTAGAGAAAGTGTGTATATTTATTACAGTAAGCAGAGAACATAATTATACCGTCCTGGAAAGACCTAAGAATTACACACTCATTACGAAGACTTCATTCTTTCGCAATAATACATTACTTTAAAATATTCTGGGTCTTTCCACATTAGGGGTTATTAACCCGGACCAGATACTGAAGCATCTCCCAAAAGGAGGTGCTTTTTTTATGTCTCTACCTATAAGGTCTTAATCGGGTTCATTCCTTGTGTTATTACAGAGATATCACTAATGAAATATCCGCTCAGTTACAATAGAGCTTGGTGGTTGATTTTAACTTTACACCAAGAAAACATCAGACGTCTAAAAGTGGTAGCAATGTCCTAACCTGACAACTATCGACAGCGAAATAAATAGCAACAGACAGTCTGCCCTTAGGATATGGGTTTGTATTATGGGATAGTGAGCTTGATCTGTTATATGTAAAAAAGCTCACAACTTTGATTATCTGGTCCTCCAGCTATTCGCTGGATATAGTGGTTATGTCTCATAGTAGAAAAACAAATACTTGAGAAATAACTTTCAAGTGTCAATTTAATTCATTACTTTTATCTAGTACTAAAAACAACAACAATGTCAACAGCAAACAACGAAGCTCAGAAAGCAAACATACAGGACCAGATAAAGAAAATCTTTAATGAGTATGCGACTGGTGGGTATTGGTTAGAAATATCAGCAGACGACTTGGATGAGTTTGCTAAAAGAATTGTGGACGAGATAATCACACAGTAAGAAAACAAATATACGTCCAGAAACTTTCTAGTGTCAATTATTTCACGTACTTTTATAACATACCAAACAACAAACAACATGCGTACAGTAACACAGAACATTTGCAAATTTGAAGAGCTATCAGAAAAGGCACAGGCCAAAGTCCTCGCCGACAACTCAGAACTACTGACAGGATACGGTTGGTGGTCAGATACAGTCAAAGAAGACGCCAAGGGGACAGCAGGCCTTGATATAGAAGAATTCGATCTATATCCTCCATACATTAAGGCAAATTTCACTACGTCAGCCAAATCTAGCGCTCTCAAGGTCGTTTCTGAGCACGGTGAGCATTGCGCCACATATTCCATCGCCAAGAAGTTTCTGAGCGATCTGGATGAACTGGAGCGCCAAGAAGACACAGCCAAGACTGAAGCAGAACTGGAAGAATTGGAAGAAGCGTATCTCGAAGACCTCAGTAGAGAATACCTTAATATGTTAGAGAATGAATACGAATATCTTTGCTCTGAAGAGGCGATATCCGATCATATTATAGATAACGGGTGGGAATTCTACGAAGACGGTCGGGGATATATGTCATAGTATGAAAACAAATACCTGACAAAAAGCTTTTTTAAGTCGATTATTTCACGTACATTTACTAAGTAACAAACAATCAAAATATTATGATAAAGCAAGGAACGATCTATTTTGCAGTTGTCAACTTCATCAACGCCTACAAACCAGGAGAAACATACACGAGCGAGGACTTTAAGAATGCACTCTATGATATGACTCGAGAAAAAGGTCAACACAGAGTATGGTACGGACAGTGGTACCGCGTACGTGCCTACCAGTCGTATTTCAGACGTGCTGGGTTCATCACCAATGTCAAGAGAGGACTTTGGCGAGTAGAACATCGGGTACCAGACTTTATGTCCCTGTTTGCGCTAGAAACGCTAATGGGATATAAAGATGGATATTACAACGGAAGAGAGTACGTCAAGAAGGATCCTGCGTATAATAACGATCTGAAAAGGAGACTCGAAGAGTACAAAGCCGGGAATAATTCCTTAGAAGGGAATCTATACGTCAGGTGCACAAAGACCAATTCAAGATACTACATAGAAGGCCACGAGTACGAAGTCCTTGAGACAGACAGCGATGGATACGCGACCAGGATCATCAACGAATATGGTCACCCTTGGACATTAGTAGATCCACGAGAAGACACTTTCATGAACCTACCATATAGGGGCAAAAGAGGAGATCGTAAGAAGATAGAACCAGAAGAGCCAAAGACAGACCACACTGCGGAGATCAAGAGGCTGGGATACAAACCTGGAATGAAAGTGAAGCTGGTCAAGACAGACTCAATGATCTATAAGAGTGCAGCATATTATATCAAAGAAGCGAACCTGCAAGTAGGAGAGATCTACACGATAACAGGCTTCAGTAGTAATAGAATTGCCGAAGGAGGAGAATGGTTCTTTGATCTGGAGAATACCGTCTACCATACACCATACGATTGCTTTGAACCATACGCAGAAGAGGCAGAGAAGCCACGCAAAAGGATGATGACATGCCAAGAGGCTGGATCTTACAGGCATTTGACTAACGGCAAAGAGTATCAGATCGTAGGAGAAGAGGACGGGTACTATCACGTGATCAATGAGAAAGGAGATGAGGTGCACATGTTCAAATGGAGGTTCGCACAGACAGAGCAGATCCCTACAGACAGACTACCGCAGTTCCTAGAAGAGCTGGAGATCCTGATAGCAAAATACAAATAAGAGAGTTGTTGTTTGATACACAGAGAGGAGCTGGCTAATACGTCCGCTACTTTCTTATTTAACTACCAAAACATAATACCATGAAACAGATAGACGTAAGGTCACAGCTCAATTCACAGCTCAGGTCACAGATCGGTTCACAGCTCAGGTCACAGCTCAGGGAACAGCTCTATTCACAGCTCAATTTACAGCTCAGGTCACAGCTCGATTCACAGCTCTGGTCACAGCTCGATTCACAGCTCGATTCACAGCTCTGGTCACAGCTCAATTCACAGCTCAGGTCACAGCTCGATTCACAGCTCAGTAGTACGCTGAGCCATATGTAGACATGGGAGCCCAGGCTACCTGGCCAAGAGCGCGGCAAGGAATTAGTCAGATGATGGCCTGGGCTCTCACAAACACAGATCAGCATGAACGCACAGAACAGCGAGTCCATACAGGACCAGATAAAGAAGATATTCAACGAGTACGCCACTGGCACATACTGGCTAGAGGTCTCAGCAGACGACCTAGACGAGATCGCCAAGAGGATAGAGTCAGAGGTGATGCGTTAAAAAAACAAATATACGACCAAAAAATGAAAAATGTAAAAAGTATTGCGTACTTTTACATCATACCAAACAACAACAGCATGACACGCATAATGGACAGAGACTCAGTTCTCTATTGGCTGAGCAAGAACGTAAGCTACCAGGCGGCGATAGCCACAGAAGACAAGATCACCTACTCGATAGGCATAAAGAAAGAGCACGGAGGCCAGCGGTTCGATGACTACGTGTTGGTAGACACCCTAGAGGAGATCTTGAGCTCTCAAGTGCTCAGAGAGCTGGAGTGCCACGTGACGACACACATGATAGAAAAAGAGCACCTGTACTACACGGGCGCGATGGTCTAGCTAGGAGGCGGGGCCGGTACCTTTTTTGTATCGGAGATCTTCTGAGCTGGCAGCTTGGAGGCGGCGCACTAGCATGATGCTGGCATTCTGCCAAAGGCTCACATTTATGGTGCTAGGGGCCTGCTAGCAGGGGGGGCCCCGCCTAAGGTAAACTTACGCACACGGGAATTTTTCAACGTCTGACAAAAAAATATATACAACATATGAAAGTACTACACGTCACCCCCCTCTTCTAATGGATACGAAGAGGCATCGCTGCTCGCTAACAGGATGAATAAGAAGAATAGCTTCGCAGTTATAGAAAAAGACGGCCAGATCCTTATGACCGGAGGGTTTATATTGCACGACAATGAGCAGACCAGAGCGCTGCTTGGCTGTGTTCCAAGAGAAGATCAACATGAGTATGTAAGGATGCTTAGAGAGACGCCGTGGGTAAAGCCCTACTTTGAAGAAGAAGAGTGATGATGACCAAAAAAAGAGGTACATTTAGATATGAACAACAGGGCATACTTACTCGAAGGGCAGATCCGGCCGCCGGGTTTTGGGCAAAAAAGCAAAAAAGCCGACTCCAAACCCCAGGAAAATTTGAGTATCCCAGAAAAATGTATATATGAAACAGACAAAATATTTCATAGACCCAGTTCCGCCAAGGATCAACGCGGCGTTCGAAGACATGTATGGGCAAGACGAAGTAGAGGCAGCGTGGTATACCGAGGATAACATCTTCAACTCGACTGGGGATTGCCTTTGGGAGATAGTCAACGCATTAAACATAGACTCAAGAAAATGAAAAAGACAGACTTATTTTGGGACTTATCTGATCTTTTTCCCAAAGCGTCTTTAATATTCGAAGGAAGATCTCCAATTATAATAGCCCTAGATCCTTACTACGATATGTCCCAAATGATCACTTCACAATTAATTTAAAACATATGATAACATTGATGATTTTATTGACCGGCTCTGTGCTGGCCTACCGCAGGATGAGAAGAACGTGGATAAGAAAATTCGGAGATTCTCCTGATTGGGGCAGGGTAGCGGTATGCATAGGGAGCTTTTTACTATCTTGGCTAGGCGTCTTGATCGCAGTGATGCTGGACGATAGCACCGAGTTTCCAAAACCACCAAAATGGATGTAACATGAAAACATACACGAGCATACAGAAACTCTTTGGCGATAAGTCAATATCACACGTATTCCCTCCCACGCACGATACTTTTTTAGACGACGAGCTAGAGAAGTTTGGTTTCTATGGGATCATCGACTCTCTGTATGAGATTACTTATACACATCCGGATATGAGACTTATATAGGCTGTTTGGGCCGGACTTTAGAGAATGGCTTAAAATTTTCACAAAAAAGACGTACATTTAGATATGAAGCAGATCGATTCACAGCTCAATTCACAGCTCTATTCACAGCTCAATTCACAGCTCTATTCACAGCTCTATTCACAGCTCGGTTCACAGCTCTGGTCACAGCTCAGGTTACAGCTCTATTCACAGCTCTGGTCACAGCTCGGTTCACAGCTCGGTTCACAGCTCAGGTCACAGCTCGGTTCACAGCTCATCAGGTCACAGCTCAGGTCACAGCTCAGGTCACAGCTCAGGTCACAGCTCTAAAATTAAAAAATATGATACGTAAAAAGACACAAAAGGAGAGGATCATTGACCTTACTGGTCCTGATGGCAACGCATATGTTCTGATGGCGTACGCTACTGATTTCGCCAAACAGCTGGACGTGGATCCTAAACCGATAATCGAAGAGATGAAAAGTGGAGACTATGAGAATCTTGTCTCGGTGTTCGATAGGCATTTTGGTTCATTCGTAACACTAGAGAGCTAGTATGAGACAGTTACTGAGAATTTTGATTGTGCTGCTTTTGCTCTTTTGGTTTCCTCTGATGTGTGCGTTCTTGGGTTCTGACTTCGGTACGACTGCCCTCCGCGCTTTCAAGTTCGGCCTGCTGATAGAGTGCCTGGTAATGGTTTGCTTGTCTTGGTGGGGAATACCTCTGATAATGCTTTGTATATACCTCATAATCGACGATGGGAAATGAAAACGATAGGGATGACTAATTTGGCAATTAAAGCCATAGGAAGATCGATAACCGTAGAGCTAGATCTTAATATCGAAAGTGAAGTTGATGAGATGTTTAGAGAGGATTTTCATTACATTTTATTCAATGAACTTAGATTTCAAATCGTAAAAATCATATGATAAAGATACAACGTATAACAACAGAAGAGGCAGATTCCTACATCTCAAAGGAGGATGACTTGCTTGGCTACCCTGTGGAGTATTATACTTTGACCCCTCTTCCAGTAGGAGAAGACGGCAGGCAGTGGGACGAGGTCAAGTACTACACAGCCAGGAAGAAGGCGTTCCAAGGTCCAGGTCGAGAAGGCAGGTATTGGATATACGTGCTCTCAAACCCAACTATGCCAGGGCTCTTGAAGATAGGGTACACGAAGAACACGCCTGAGGAGAGAGCCTACCAGATATCGAACGCGACAGGTGTAGCGTCTCCTTTCAAAGTCGAGTACAGCTTCAAATGTCATGAGGCCCAGTTCTTAGAAGAAGAGATCCACCAGTACTTGGACTCGTACAGGGTGGCCAACAACAGGGAGTTCTTCAGGATCGAGCTGCACGAGGCAGTAGAGGCCATAACAAAGCTAGGAAAAAAATATACGGTCACTCAGGACTAAAAGTTCTCAAGATCGGCAAAAAGACGTACATTCATAGTATAATCAAAACCAAAAGCATATGTTTTTTGAAGTAAAAGTAGAATTTAGGACCATAGATCCTAACAAAGACAAGCCAAAGAAAGAGACGGTGAAATACCTGGTCGATGCCGAATCGGTAACGGAGAGTGAAGCTAGGGTGTATGAACACTTTGAGTCTCTCAAGATCGGGGACTTCGAGGTCAAATCAAGTTCAGAGAGCAAGATCGCAGAGGTGATATACCCACTCAAAAAATAAACTTTTTTATCCCAAGAATTCGATTTACATTAATAATAAGATATTTATAGATATACATCATGTATTTTTTAAAAAAATTCCTAAAAAGAAAAAAAATTATGGCAACATTTACAGATCTTCAGAACGCAACAGCAGCGCTTACTACAGCAGCAGAAACAGTTGAAAGTGCAATCAAAACATTCCAAACAGCTCAAGCAGGTGCAATTACATCAGCAGAGGCAGATACTTTGGTTCAATCGATCACAGCAGCAACGACTTCACTTGAGGCACTTGCAACAAGCCTTGCTCCAGCAGCTACAACTAACTAATCCAGATTTTATATAAAAATGCAACTCAGTAACATACATACAAACCTTTGGCAAGCGGGCCGCACACAAGCGACTTCGATAGGCTATTGTTTTAGTACGATCAATAACGTGCAGGACAAACCTAGATCCAAACCAGGGCAACATGATGCTGACAGCAGATAAAACATAAAACATCATACTTCAAAAGCCCTGGGAACTACAAACTCTCAGGGCTTTTTTAATTTACGGTAATGTAGCTCAGATGGCAGAGCGGCGGTTTGAAGCACCGTAGGCAGGATCTCGGAATTCCTCATTACCACACAAAAACACGAAAATGAAACGAAAACGATAGCGCTGCTCTGAAACACGGGTGGCAAACTTCAAAGAATGCGCTCGTAGCTCAGTTGGTAGATGCACCTGGCTTTTAACCAGGGGGTCGTAGGTTCGAACCCTACCGGGCGCACAGTAAAAAAACAAATGTACGTCAAAAAGCTTTAAAATGTCGATTATTTTGTTTACTTTTATAACATACCAAACAGCAATAGGAAATGAAGCAGAGAGACATATTGACGGTATTCATAGACAGGATGAAACGACTCGGGATAGAAGTAAAACTCGCAGGCAATTTTCCTTGGATATATGTTGATAGCGTGAACGGTAACAGGATAAAGAAGGAAGACTACTTTTGCGGCAACCACGGATTTACGATAGCGTTCATTCCTATAAAGCCAGGACAAACATTGAAATTCACAGACATACGAGAGCTTTTTAAACTCATAAGAAAATACAGATAATATGACAAGCGTACTAACTTTAGGAGATCTTCAAGGCAAGACAGAATTCGAGATCATAGAGCGTCTCACACAGGAATACGGAGAAGGTGACGGATCGGATCTTGAAAATAAAGAAGTCCTCATAGCTTATGAGTCTATAGGTTCTTGGGGATGCGATTCGAGATCGTTCTTCCTTCTGAGAGACAAGACGTCAGGGGGGCTATTTGAAATACACGGATCACACTGTTCTTGCTACGGATTCGAAGGTCAGTTGCAGTTAGAGTCCTCATCAGTATCTTCTCTCAAATACAGAGATCGTGAAGGGTCAGTATTCAGCACAGGAGGATACGACGGAGACGAGTCAGAGAACAAAAGGCTTGTGAGTGAGTTCATAAAGGATCTATAATATAAAATGCGTGCGTAGCTCAATTGGCTAGAGTATTGGTCTCCAAAACCAAAGATGAGGGTTCGAGTCCCTACGTGCGCGCAGAATGCCCTTGTAGTTCAAAGGATCAGAACGTCTGGCTACGGACCAGGAGATAGGAGTTCGAATCTCTTTGAGGGTACAGTAAGGTCGATTGGCCGAGTGATTTAGGCGCAGGTCTGCAAAACCTGCCACATGGGTTTGAGTCCTATATCGACCTCAGTGTGATCTTTGACATATTGGAAAGTAAATATCTAGATGTGGCCGAGTTGGTGAGGCACTTGCTTTGGGAGCAAGACTAGGAAGGATCGTCACCTTTCATCTAGACACAATGGGCTGTTGGTATAGTTGGCTAACACACTTGCCTTGCACGCAGGAGTCTCCGGTTCGAATCTGGAACGGTCCACAATATTATTAGTCTCACAGCTAAGAACAGAATAAATTGACAAATACCTAATTCAGTTGCAAATGTTTTAGGTTTATAAGTGAGTAAAGTCGAATAATAATATACTTAGTCCCTTAGCTCAACGGGAGAGCACTTGGCTTACATCCAAGAGGTTGTGATATCGTAATTCACAGGGACTACTTTAAGCAGATATCGTATAGTGGTAGTACTCCTTCCTTCCAAGTAGGAGGCCTCGGTTCGATTCCGGGTATCTGCTCCTCATAGTCGCTTAGTATAAAGGCTAACACGTCGGGTTTTGGTCCCGAAGATGGTGGTTCGATCCCATCAGCGACTACAATAACCACAAGCCTTTAGAGACCGAGAGGTTAGGATCCCAAAAGGTTAAAGATGACGTCCGATAGGTAGTGGTTATTTTGGAAGGGTAAAGCGTAATTGGTATCGCCCCGGTCTTGAAAACCGGTATCGTTTGCTCGGTGTGTAGGTTCGAGTCCTGCCTCTTCCGCCATATGGGTCTTGAAGCTTTAAGGTGAAGCGCATGTTTGTGGAGCATGATAACTCGGTTCGATACCGGGCTAGACCCCAAAAGGAAGATTGCGAGAAAGGTAATCGGCTGGCTTGCTAAGCTATGGCTGGGATAAAACCCAAGGGGGATCGTTACCTCCATCTTCCGCACATGGAACTATAGTAGAATGGTTTAGCACGCCTGCCTGATACGTAGGTAATTCAAGTTCGAGTCTTGATAGTTCCACATAAATTTGGGTATATAGCGCAGTTGGTAGCGCAGCAGGCTGTTAATCTGTTGGTCGTAGGTTCGATCCCTACTATACCCGCCACTAAAAAGATAGTTTGATAATTGTCAAGATCTTTTAGTACTTTTATAATACAGTAAAAAATACGGGTTTGGTGTATAGAGAAGCACACTTGGTAGCGCAGCCAAGAAGTATGATGACTGTAAGGTGGTGCAAATCCCTTAACCCGTGCAATTGGTCTTTTGGTGAAGTGGCTATCATACTGCACTGTCGATGCAGAGTAGACGGATCGAAACCGTCATGGACCGCATTTTTGTACCATTAGCTCAGTTGGTTAGAGCGCCGGCCTCCTATAGCCGTAGGTCACAGGTTCAAACCCTGTATGGTACACGAAAGCCCGAAGGCCAAGGGATCGAAGATAGGAAAGTCTGGTTAAGGTGTATAGCTACACTACCCGCCACTAAACCTCTGGAGGAAGAGAGCTCATTCAGAGCAGCCAAAACGTATGCCAGCACAGTTGAGAAGCTCTGGGGATAATCTAAAAGCTTCATTTTGGACGCGTAGTTTAACTGGAAAAACACTTGCCTTGTAAGCATGAGTCCCTGGGTCGGTTCCGGGTGTGTCCTCTAAAAATCAAAGTAATGAAACAACCAAAGACAATAAAGATCAAACCAGGATCAGAGAAGACATTATACAAACTTCCAGATACCCCGATCCCTTGCAAAATACAGGAAAGGGAGCAAGGAGATGATTCGAAGATAGTATACATCACGAATCCAAAGTACATAAAAGACTCAAAAGATCCAGTCACCTCGGCACCATATCTCTCGTTCACAAAGACAGAGTACGAGGTCGTAGAGTGGACAGACTAATATTTTGGCTCGGTAGCTCAGCTGGATAGAGCACCAGCCTTCTAAGCTGGGGGTCATTGGTTCGAATCCAATCCGAGTCACAGCATAAAAATACACAATGCAATGAAGATCACACTAAAAGAAGGTCAAGACATGTTCTTCACCTCTGACACACACATAAACCACAAGAACATCTGTCGAGGAGTCACTTCATGGAATGGTAACTTGGACAGGACTCGGGACTTTGATAGTCTGGAGAAGATGAAAGATAGGTTTCAAATAAAACTGATATGATAAGTAGACTGATAAAGATTTTCAACCACGAGATCTGGATGATATGTAAAAAATGCGGACTGGAATATGATGCTCGAAGATCTGAATATTGCGAATCATGCGAACATAAAAACTAAAAATGAACTATGCCACACAAACACTACCATGATAATAAGGTATTTGCATGGATCATCGTTGCCGCTTGCGTGGTATCGACAAGCGCGATGATACTGTTACTAACGATTGCAAAATGGGATAATTATAAAAGAAGACTAAATCATATTCCGTATCAGTCTAGATACCTCAGAAGTAACTACGATGATATGAAACGTGGTAAAATGCTCCGATGATGAAATTGGTAGACAGCACAGACTTAGGATCTGTGGTCGTAAGACGTGTGGGTTCGAATCCCACTTGGAGCACAGGATAAAACAAAAAAACATGGAAAAGGTTTGGATCTATTTAGACGACGTAAGAACTCCAATAGCAAATGGAATGGACAAGGTGTGGACAGTCGTAAGAAATTATGATGAGTTCGTTTCAAAGGTTATAGAGATAGGACTTAAGAACATCGAGGTCATATCTTTGGACCACGATCTTGGAGACTCGGCGATGGCAGAGTTCTATACCAACGTGTCTCCGAACTACACCCTGGACTATGATAATATAAAAGAGAAAACTGGAATGGATTGTGCAAAGTGGTTGGTAGATCATAGCATAGAAACACAGATCGCTCTTCCGCAGATATATACGCACAGCGCAAACCCTATAGGCAGCGCTAACATCATGGGGTACATAAACAACTATCTGATGAGGAGCAGACGGCCACAGAGTTGCGTTAGAGTACAGATAAACCACACAGTGTCATGAGAAAGTTCAAAACGTTAAACGAAAACACTCCAGTAGAAGTTCTGGATTACATGAAGCAGTACATGAGTTCTCACAAAGACATAGAGATACTCATCGGATGTGACTCTCAGGTAAAAGGCCGGGTGACAGTTTACGCTTTGGTTTTGGCAATGTACACTCCAGGCAAGGGCGCCCATGTCATATACGATAAGTTCACCACTCCAAAGGACAGAGAGATCTCGACCAGGCTCATCAACGAGGTGTGGTATTCGATAGACCTTGCAAATTATATAATGGAAGCCGGGCTGCCAAGAGCGAAGTACATCGACATCGATCTGAATCCTGATCCGAGATACAAATCCAACGAAGTCTTGAGAGAGGCTGTGGGTTGGGCAGAGGGCCTTGGGTACACCGTGAGGCACAAAGGAGACAGCCCTATGATGACCTACGCGGCTGACTCACTTGTTAAGGGTTGATATTTATACTCGATGAAGTTACTCACATTACTTTTAGAATTCTATAAAGAAGAATATGATCTCAATCTTAGAGAAGGTGAGATAAAGACCACTCCTATTGGACAATCTATAGATATTCTGCATAGACGCTTTCCTAATTATGAAATATATAGTGAGAAAGATGAAAATACTTTTGAGATTGATATATTAAAAAGCAAAGATGCTTTTTCTCTTAAAGATGCAGAAGATCTACTAGTTCTCTTAAATAATCTAGGCTGGTTTATATCATATATGAAGCTTCATAGTAATACCAATAGGTTTGAAGATAGATACAATAAAACTACATTTTTAAGTTCTCTAAAAAGTGAAAAAATACATTCTATATTTTTAAGATGTGAAGCTAAATTTGATTTTAAAGTAAATAAGATCCCAAAAACCCTCTATCACATTGCCCCATTAGATAATTGGAAAAAGATTGAAGACATAGGATTAGTTCCCAAATCGAGATCAAAAGCATCATATCATCCAGAAAGAGTTTATCTTGCAAAAACGGAAAATGTAGCCAAACAATTAGCTTATCAAATGTATAGTAAGACTGGGATTAAGAAGTATGCTATTTTAAAGATAGATACAGATATGATACCTGGTGAGTATTTTAAACTTTATCAAGATCCAAATTATCTAAAAGCTGGATATTATACATTGAATAACATTCCGCCGATCGCTTTGGAAAAAATTAAAGATATTGAAGTAAAATCCACATATGACTAATGGCATCACACGTATTGTCTTTTAAAAATAAGGAGGAGTTCTTCCAAAAGATAAAAGAAAAAGACCGCGACCTTTTGGTTAAGATGGTCAAGACAATATTGTATGCGATCAAGCATAAGAAACAAACAGTCAGTATTTTTGAAGTGATCTTTACTGATGTGAAATATTCCGCAGACTTAAAAGAGTTAATATTTACAAAAGATAAGGCGGACTATATCCCAACTCTTAAGGCTGTGATGGATGATATGATCAGATTCGAGGAGTATGAGTTATGTGCGGAGATCAAAGAAGCGCTAGAAAAGAAGAAAAGGATAAACTCAAAAGAAAAACTTCCAATATCAAACTAAAAGACGTATATTTATAGTATATAAAGCACGAGACTGGGGCATACTGGTTTTGACAGCGATAGAGCTCTTTGAGATGATGCAAGCAGTGCTAGATCGGACGCACTTAAATCTGACTATCAAAACACAAATGCAAACGTAGAGCTTTCTACATGGACATTCGAAGACGCTATGGCGTTCGCCGAAGGTGAGCTAGAGATGGCCGCCTAAGTCCTTGGGCCGGTGCACACGTGCCTAGAAACAGAAGTGCAAATGAGAGGGTCGCAGGTTGGAGCCCTTATAAAATAATTCCAAGACCAGGTTGTTTAGAAGTTGGTTTCCCACATACATCAAACTTCATATTTTGTGTTTTTAGAAAAATCCACTAAGCTTGTGAAAGAATTACTTAGATAACATTGTTTGGACGAGGGTTCGAATCCCTCATGTTCCACACCAGATCAGAGAATAAAATATCTGATCACTCAAAACAAAGATTGCAAAAGTTAAAGAAGTTTCAATACTTTTATAATATAGCAATCAAATAAAAATGATCGGCGAAAAAGGGGCTGATGACAACAAGAAAGATGTTGACAACCCACGATCGTTTTTAAAATTATATTGCGCTGTAGAGCAGCGGTAGCTTATCGGGCTCATAACCCGGGGGTCGTGGGTTCGAATCCCACTGGCGCAACCAAATTAACAGGTTTCAATCAAAAAATAATGAGAAAGATAGTAATTTTCAGAAAAGAAGAAGGTAATCCAAACAAGATCGTTCTGAGGTCTATAACACCATCACCTCTTTGGCAAGGATACACGAAGGCAGGAGCAGTGATCGAGTCAGAGGCTAAAAACCTTGCGAGGGCGTTGGAACCAAGCTTCACAGGATATTACCTAGCATAAGACATTGCTCCTATAGATCACGTTGGCTAGATCGCCACCCTTTCACGGTGGAGAAGGCGGGTCGGCACCGCTTGGGAGTACTAACCAAACAAAAAGAAAAACGAAATGAGAAATTTCACAATGCTTTGCGCGATCGTGTCACTTGTATTATCGTCATGCGGCGACGCTTCAAACGCTCCAAAGAGCACAGTAGACTCAACAAAAACGGCAGTTCACGTAGACAGCGCTGCGACAATGACACCGACTGTCACAGCAACTGACACCACAAAACACAAGTAGATGAAAATATCAGCAAAGTTAATCACTGTCGCTGTATTGATAGGATTATTGTACCTGGGGTATACTCTGCTCCAGGGCAATACTATTAAGCTGACCAAAGAACAGCACGCTATAGACAGCCTTACAACAGAGATCGCAAAGCTAGACTCTCAGCACGTAAAAAAAGACAGCGTCATCACGGTATACAAAGACAGCATAGTCTACGTCGATAAGGCGATAGAGACCGAGAAGACAAAATACGTTCACATTAAACACAAATACGATGAAATACGCACTCACGTTGCTCACTACACTCCTACTCAACTTGACAGCTTTTTCGCAAAGCGTTACGGACACACCGAAGCTGACACTGTCTCACAAAGTAGGTAAGCATGTAGCGCTAGATCTTGTATCGTACGACAGCACCAAAAGCGTATTAAACGTTACCCAGAATGTTCTAAAGATGACCGAGAACAGATCTAGGATGCAAGACACTGTGATCAAGGCAGACGAAGACAAGATCGTTATATATAAAAGGCAGGTCCTTCTGATGGAAGCCAAAGAAGAAGAGTACGAGAAGATGATCTCGACGCTACAGACTTCTCTCAAGCTTGAAAAGATCAAAAGCAAGACATTTTTATACATGGGCATAGGGGTATTCGTAGCAGGATCTGTATATGCAATGACCAGACATTAAAAATTATAAAGGTTATGAAATACAAGATTACGCTCATATCTGATACTCACACTAAGCATAAGCAGATCACTGAAGATCTTCCTGGTGGGGATATATTAATCCATGCTGGCGATATATCTTCGATGGGATATGAGCATGAGATTCGTGAATTCTGTGGATGGTACAATAAGCTAGCCACGTATGATCATAAGGTATTCATCGCAGGCAACCATGATTGGGGATTCCAAGACAACGTTGAGAAGACAAAAGAGATCTTAGACTTTTACAAGAATATTGTCTATTTACAAGATGATCTTCTTTGCGTAGGAGAAGGTTATCAGCAGATGCTTAAAATATGGGGCTCACCTTGGCAGCCTGAGTTCTACAACTGGGCATTTAATCTTCCAAGAAACTCACCCGAAATGTGGGAGAAGTGGCTGATGATCCCAGAGAACACAGACATATTGATCACCCATGGTCCTGCACACGGAGTTTTGGATAAGGTCATCGGCCTTTACGATAATTTAGGATGCGAGATGCTTGCACAGAGGATCAAGAGCGTTAAGCCCAAGATACACGTCTGCGGCCACATACATTCCGGACACGGTTACCGCTTTGATGGGGACACTCACTACTTCAACGCGTCTGTCTTGGGAGAGGACTACAAATACAGTAACAAACCTATAAGCTTCATCTGGGACAGTCAGACGAACGAGATCGAATTTACATAGTCGATATTTATAGAAAACCTTATCACTATGAATTTCAAACAATGGGTCATCGACCTTTTCAAAGACGAAAGAGGATCTACCTCTATCAAACCGGTCATCGCGCTTATCGGATCTCTGTTCCTTTGCATTACTATGCTTTTGAACAGCTACACGCATGAGCAATTCAAGCCAGCACCTGAACTCGTAAACGCTGTGATGATAGTCACCGCTATCGGAATGGGAGCAGACTCTCTAGACAAGTTCTCTTTCAAAGGCAAAAAAGAAGAGACACCTACAGAATCAGAAGCTCCACAAGAATAAGATATGAAAAAGCTAGTTACAATATTATTGATCTTGACATTAGTAACATCATGCTCCAGATACGGAGTGTACCATAAGCCTAAGGGATTCCACAAGAAGACCTTCAGTTGTCAAAGATTCTAAATTCATCATTGAATACCCACAGAAAGCGTAATTTCCGAAAGGACTTTGCGCTTTTTCTTTTTGTTTTCGTTGTTTTTACGTACTTTTATATCATGGAAAACACATTAAAAAGGGTACAGACAGAGACCATGTACGAGGTCGAATTCAATGGTGAGACATACTCTGTCACACACTCGGAAGACGCAGATCCGAACAGCGGTTGCACGTCTTGGGAAGTCTATGACGATAATGGAGACTTCGTAGATACTAAAACCGAGATGGAGATCATTGAGTTTGTGATAGGAAATATATGATCACTTTGAAGATCATCTACTCTTTTATCTTAAATTTCGTTACTTTTATAAAAACAAATGAATGTCAAACTAAAACAAAAAATATGCTATCTATTAACGAATTATCCTCAATTCAAGCCGAAATTGAAAAAAAGTACAATGTAAAGATGCATCCAAGTAGATCTACTTTCCAGATGAATCTAATAGACTTTTATGCTGAAAAAAGGAGACTTTCTGATAAACAGATCGAGTGCATTAAAAACCCAAAATATCCTATAAAGGGGATCTAAAACCAAAAACGATCAAGGTCATGAGTTTACTACAAGAGAACATCAACTGGACTGGTTCTGAGATCTCAAAGGTCCATGCAACACAATCTGCCAGCATCCCAAAAGAAGAAGCAAGAAAGCGTGCCGGAGCGCTCCAAAAGAAGATATCCGCATTCCTGACTGACGCGAACGATCTGTACGTAGGAGCACCAACTAACGAGCTTGGCAGCATCATACTCATGGCAGAGAACATCGAACGCGAAATAGAAAAACTGAAATAGATATATGAAGATCACAATGATGCCGTATGTTCACACGTGTTGGACTTGGGCTGGATTCAAGCAAATTTGTTTAACTCCAGCGATATACTTTACCCATTCCAGAAAAGGATACTTCATAGAGACAGGAGTGTTCACAGACCTTTGGGTTATATCGATGAACTTCCTAGTGTGGGATTTTGGGGTACAGATTTACAGAGACTTAAAATAGAAACATGAACACGACAAGACGGGGCATAGTAGACAAGCTCAACACGAAAACAAAATTCAACATAACTCACAACGAGCTTGAGTTCATCGTAGAGAACTGGATCACGACGTAGAAAAGGGATCGGATTCTCAGGGATTCTATGACTCGAATGTGTGGTATACGATCGCTGACAAGTACAAGATCAAGGAGAGGCTGTGGGAATACGCAAAAAGGTTCTCAACTCCTGCTGATTTTGGTTCTGACTTTGTGATATACGGAGAGAAGCACGACGTAGGAGATTCACACTAAAACAATGACATGAAGAACAAAGACACGATAGAACTACTGAACTCAGAGGGCATGATACTGATGGCAATCAAGACAACTATGACTGAGCACACCGGAAACGGGATCAAGTCCCAACCAGGATTCAAGATAAAAGACAGACTCAATAAGACGGTAGGATTGCTGACAGAGAAGCAGATCTTCGACTTCACAAGAGGAAAGATAACCATCGCAGACTCGACAGGAAAGGTTTGGGACTATTCAAAAGAGCCAGGTTCTATGAAGCCAGACCTGAAAACGTTAGACGAGTTCATAGGAGTCGATACCACAGGAAAAACATACTAGACATGAAGATCACGAACCGAAAAGCGAGATACGAGTACCACATCCTCAGGGAATACACAGCCGGCATCCAGCTTTTCGGTTCTGAGGTCAGGTCGATCAGAAACAACGATGCGAGCATATCAGAGAGCTTTGCTTACGTTTCAGACGGTGAAGCCTACATCAAAGGAATGCACATAGGACGTCTTAAGAACTCATCCAGGGACCACGAGGAGCTCAGAGATAAGAAACTATTGCTCAACCGAAAGGAGATCCAGAACATAGCCAAGAACCTCACAGAGCGTGGAGTGACGCTTGTACCGTTGGAGATATTCGATCTGGACGGCAAGATAAAGCTAAAGGTGGCGATAGCCAAAGGAAAGCGGTTGTACGACAAGAAGGAGGCGATAAAGGAAAGAGACATCAAGATACAAACACAAAAAGAACTCAGGAATGAATAACATAGATTCTCAATACCAAGCACTACTCCAAGACATCCAGACTATGAAAAGCACAGAGACTTTCTTTTAGATTTCATGAAAAAGCAAGACAGAGACGAAACGAGGATAGAAAAGGCAAAAGAAAAAAACATTTTGGTAACACATTCAAGGGTAAAAAGTATAACAGCAATATAAAGACATATTCTCCAAAAAGATTCAAAAAATAAACGATGGTAGATTCTATATTACACGTGCTTGGCCTATGTCCAGATTCTTTAAGTCATTTCAGCCTGGCTAGTCTTGCAAACGTCCAGATACATGAAGTAGCTCACATCATCAAATCAGTAAAATCAAAGTTATGGAGAATCAACAAGACGATTTTTTAGATCAGATGCAATCTGTACACGATTTCTTAAAAAGCGCTAAAGAGTGGGGATTGGAGACCGAAGTGGTGTGTTGGGCTCTACAGGCGATGAAAAACGATCCAAGATTAACACTGTCTCAGGCGATGGCCGATGGGTATTACGAGTGGGTAAAATAAAAAGACATGAGAAGACTAGGATACTGCTGCATCTCTTTGGGCATCAACCAAGGCAAGCAGAAAAAGGATCACATATCGGTGAATCGTACCATGGTAAAACGTACTTTCGATCTCAAGGGTCTGCCTTACGTAAGCGATCTTGCCATAGCCAACATAGACGACTGCCGGCGATTGCTCAAGTACAACCTATCAAAGGGCATCAAGCTATACAGGATGTCGAGCGATATGTTTGCGTTCATGGGTCTTTACGAGTTCAGTGATCTTCCTCGATTCAGCGTGATACAGTTCAAGCTGGCCGAATTAGGTAAGTTCATCGTGGATAACGACATACGAGTTTCTTTCCATCCAGGTCCTTTCGATGTGCTGGCAAGTGAGAATCAGGCGGTGGTGGATAAGACCATAGTCGATCTGGACAAGCATGCTCAGATATTCGATATGATGGGTCTGGAGGCATCTACCTACTATCCCATAAACATACACATCAATACCACAAAACCTAGCAGAGAGGACGCATCCAGGCGCTTCTGTGATAACTTCCAGAGGCTTTCTGAATCCTGTAAGAAGAGGTTGACTGTGGAAAACGACGACAGTCCAAACCAGTACTCGGTAAAGATGCTATACGATTGGGTCTACACGAAGATAGGCATATCGATAGTCTTCGATCAGCACCACTTCAACTACGGTCCAAAAGATCAGACCATGGAGGAGGCTCTTAGGTTGGCAGTATCGACTTGGAAGACAGTGCCGATAACCCACATGTCATCTTCAAGGCGTACTGAGGACTTAAATGCAGTGGTTACGGCCCACGCTGATTACATTTATGAGAGGATAGAGGCGTTTGATATTCAGTTTGACGTGGAGATAGAGGCAAAAGCAAAGGACCTAGCAGTATTCAAGTATATAAAAGACTTTTCGATATGAGAAAGATAAGACTATGGTGGAAGTTTGAAGGCAGATATTACCACAAAGACGTTTACAGGGGCATTAAAAATTTGATACGTTGGTTCAAAGTGATTTGGAAAGATCGCGACTGGGATCATTCATACATCTTTGAGATCCTGAAGACGAAACTGGAACACCAAGCAGACTACATAGGCAAGAACGGTTATCATGTCGATGCCAAAACAGATGCCCAGAAGATGATGACCTGCGTGAGACTGATCGATAGAGTCAAAGAAGAGACCTATCAGAGCGAGTACACAGACTATCACAAGTCTAAATTCGATTGGACGCCATGCGAAGTTCCAGAAGACGTCATGGAGAAGTTCAGAGAAGACGGAGACATAGAAGATGACGGCCCTTTTTACCAGATGGAGGTCACAGAGCTGTCAGAGAACTTCTATGACTACTTTGCAAAATACCCACACGCATACAGAGAGGTCACAAAGTCTGACAAATACATCTTCGAAAACGATACCAAGGAGAAGATAGCGATGAACATGGGATACTACCTTGACAAAAAGGCCAATAGGATCCTGTTCAAGATGCTAGAGACACATCTCAGGTCTTGGTGGGACTGATATTTATTAACTCAAAAACGTTACATGATGAAAAAGGTACTATTACTGATACTGATCACGATCGCCAGCGGCGCTTTTTTGTGCTTCTCTAACACAGACAACGAAAAATCCAAGCAATGCACTAAGGAGAACGTGTACCTTGAGCTTAAAAGGTCTGGGGTAGCATACGTAGACGTCGTGTTTGCTCAGATCTTGCTAGAATCTGCTGAACTCAAAAGTCACATCACCAGATCCAACAACAACTTTCTTGGGATGAAGATGCCGACAAAGAGACCTACCACCGCCACCGGTCAGTTGAATGGATATGCCCTATATCCTGGATGGGAGGCTTGCATTCAAGACTACTTGCTATACCAAAAAAGCATACTTGAAAAGAAGCCACTTACAAGATCTCAATATATGGCATTCATCGGTAAGAGATACTCCGAGTGCGGGACTTACAAAAAGAGGATCCTTCGAGTGATAAAAGAAAATCGCGAGTTCATGAGGTCACAAGACAGCGTATATTACTGTTCTACTCTATAGTTAGATTTCTCCAGGTAGACATTTCCAATTACTTTTATAAAAACAACGTTATGACAAGAGAACAAGCGGCAAAAGAGCTGGTAGAAAAGACATTCCACTCCCTGTGCTTTGAAAAGAGCTCATTTACTTCCGAGGATGTAAGACGGGTGTGCTTAGAACTCATCGACAGGGAGATGGAAAGAACAGAATTCGTCACGGAAATAATCGGAGAATAGCATGGTCATAAAAAACATAGATCATCTCATCTCTCTGTTTGATGCCGAAGACAAGAAGAGGATCGTCTTGATAGGTAAAGCGGCTTCTGGAAAAGATCATGCGAGAAAGATCCTTGAAGAAAGAGGATATCCCTACCAGATCTCTTACACAACCAGGCCTATGAGGGCGGGTGAAGTCCACGGAAAAGACTATTATTTCATCCCAGAGTACAAGTTTCAAGATCTGGTCAAGATGAACTTCTTCTACGAACACGTCTCTTTCAACGGATGGCAATACGGCACGTCTAATGCCCAGATGAAGACAAAAGGTTGCATATTCATCATGACACCGTCTGGTCTTGCTCACATGTCAGAGGAGGACAGGAAAGAATCTTTGGTGGTATGCTTTGATATTACAGAGGATGTCAGAAGAGAAAGGCTTGCGCTGAGATCTGACGCGGATACGGTTGACAGAAGGCTTGAAGCAGACAGAAAAGACTTTGAAGATTTTGAGAATTACGACATCATCATAAACGACCCAAACTTTGAATAACATGGAAAAGAAATACAAAGTACAATATTGGCAAGATGGTAATTATGCCGTTTTTAAAGTAGAAGAAGATGAATCTGGCATGGTAAATGGAGAACTTGGCTCAGCTTTAATAATAGGCTCACTTGCAGATTGTGAAGCATACATAAGACTTCATGAGGGTGGCTATATGAACTAAAACTTTAAAATTCACAACACATGATCACATACAACATCGGAGACACTGTGATGTTCTCCACTCAAAAAGGCACAGTAAAGATAGGCGTCGTAAAGGATACGAAAAACGTTCTGCACCAAGACGAGTACGAAGACGTCTACACGATAGAGCTAGAAACTGGCAAGCTCCATTATGTCGATTCCAGCCACATGATAAACAAGGTAGGAGCATGATCACAGCGCACAGAAAACTCCTTAGACAGAAAGACGATCTGTACGAGGTGATAGAGACTTTCGGGATCGAGTACTTTTACAATGACGAAAAGCTTTTGAAACAGGAACTATTTGGCAGTTGGAAAGGGCATCTTGGTGCTGATGTTGCCTTGAAAAACGACTCCAGGTTCTTCTTCTGTAAAAAGATCGAGGAGATCGAGTTCGAAATGGTCAGCACAGAAGTCATTGAAGCATAATTCTTGTATATTTATAACAAAAACAAACGACATGGCAGATAATTTTGATTTACAGGGCTGGATGCGTGAGCAGAAGCAAGGACCTTACACAGGAGCTAAAGGGGCAGAGAGGGTCTCTTTCAAATCTTCAAGACCAAAATCCAAGACAGGACTCAACGAAGGACTCATGGGGATGATGGATCTTCAGGCTATCAATGGCATCATGAGAGAAGAGGAGGAGATGGATGAAGTTGAAGACATGTATGAAAATACAGAAATGGAAATCTCTAAAAAGTGGGACTTGATATCAGTAGAAGAAAAAGAAGAAATTTTAGACTCAGAAGATTTCTCAGAAGAGGGCCTTGCTGACTATGCATACATGGGCTGGAAGATGATACCGGAAGAGGTTAGAGAGCTGATAACTGACAAAGTGATGAAAGCCAAGATAACTGAACCTGAAGAAGACGAAGACGAGAAGATGGCCTCGATGGCGATGAAGCAGGCCAAGAAGGGGGCAAAAGCGATAAAAGGCTTGAACCCTGACAAAGACATCCACGATCTTCTTTACGGAGACGACGAAGAAGACGAAGATCTCTACTGATAAGTTTGAAGTTTGACACACTATAAAAAGAAAAGGGGCGCTTCCAACGTCCCTTTTTCGATCTAAATGGTTACGAAATGAAAAGGTTACGCACATCCCCGCTAAACACGAGACAAGAAGAGTACAGAGACGATCCTTGGAAGATGCTCTTGGCTTGCATGATGCTCAACCAGACCAGCCACAAACAGATGGATCAGATCCGGCACGAGTTCTTTAGAAGGTGGCCAGACTCAGAGTCTCTTTCTCAGGCAGATCCGCAAGAGATAGCGCAGCTGATAAAGCCCTTGGGATTCTACAACAGAAGGGCAAAGTCGTGGATAGAGTTCTCGAGACAGTGGACAGAGATAAAGTCGCAGCACAGAGACCTCACGAAAGTCCCCATAGACGTGTTGAAAAAGCTGAAAGGCGTAGGAGAATACGCTCTAGATTCTTGGAGGATATTCCAGCTATACGAGTACGATTTTGAACCAGGAGACAAGGTGCTTAGACCTTTTTGCGAGTGGGCACGAAGTCAGATATGAAAAACTGCAATATTGAATTAGAGCTCATTTAGGGCTCTTTTTTTGTGTGGTCTATGTTCTATATCAAAACGACGTCAAAATCAAACCTTGAGCATCTGGGAAGCTTCTATGGTGGTTCTAGAGGTTATACTGAACCTGACTTCTTAGATCTGGTCTTAGTGATAGGAGCAACAGAGCTGGTTGGTTCAGGGTCGACAGAGACAGATCCACTGTACGCTCTCAGTGTTGCGCTGTAGTATGGATTAGTGTATTCGACCACCATAGAGCCAGAGTAGACCAACGACTTTGGTGCGTCTGTCAGCTTCAAGATCTCTTCTTCGAATACAGAACCTGATGGTATGTATGCTAGGTCTCTCATCTTTGCTTTGAGAGCATCGAAAGTCATATATCCAGAAGATACGATGTCCGTTGACAGTTTGAGAACCGGAGTTATCGCGTAGCTCTGAGAAGGGGACAGGCTAGAAGTAGTTGAGTTTACCAGTACCTTGTCGAATATGTTTATGTTTGCTGTATATTGCATGTCTTGCGTTTTATTAACTAGATTATGATTCCCAAACCCCGTCGTCTACGGTTATGACTGTACTCGAATCGATGACTTTTCTTTGTACTGTGGTTTGAGTGATCATGTAGTACACCTGTTCTCCGATCCCATTTTCAAAAGTTAAGAATATTCTATCGTTTACCACATCTATTGCGCCCATTCCCATAGGAGCAAGTGAGCTTGATACTGTCTTCTTCAGATTGAGATTGAGATCGTATACAAAGATGTGCAGCTCGGAGTTCACGTAATCAGGTTGATCTGTGTATATGTAAACCACCGATTCGCTTCCCATATAAAATTCCCAAGATCCATAGGGAGCATACGGAAAAGTCACCTCGTCTGTTATGGAGTTAGAAGTCAACACTCTTCCTGTGATGCTTCCAGTAGGGGCATAGTAATCAGGTTTAACCAGCAGCATCGCGCCGTTGTTTATTCCAGATTCTCCAAATCCATAAGTAAAGTATCTTCTGCTGTAGAACGTGTCTATCTGTTTAAATGCGTTCGTAGCAGAGTTGAAGTACCAGTTGTAGTTTGCGTAAGACCAAGTTCTTATGTACAGAGAGTTGTATCTAAATCTGTAATTCGGTTCGTTTCCGTTCAGTATCAGCGTGTCTGCCACTGTGTTTGGAGTGATCATCTTGTAGTATGTCTGATCGTCTCCTGAAACGTAATATCCGTACATCGTATAGTCTCCGATAGGTTCGAATGCTATATCGTAATATCCGTTGTTTACTACGCTGATATCTGGAATGACTTGAATAGTATTCACGCCTACGTCTGTTATCACAAGCGCATTTAGATCTCCAGAGGCAGAATTTACTAAGTTGTAGTTCAGTACTATGTTATTGCTTGTCGGATACATAGACTCCTGTCTTGGGATTCTCAATAAGCTGCCAGACATACTACTTGAAGCAAATACGTGGTTTTTGTGGGTTGATCCTGGGAACAGATAAGTTACATCTGCGTAGTTTACAGTCCAGTTCAAGAAGTACGTGCTGTCTTGAGATCCTGTATAGAACAGTATTGCTACAGATTCTGGATAATAGGAGCTTGCCGTAGATGAATCAAGATAAGGATTTAATCCGCTCTTGTTTCTTGCATAGATATTGTAGTTTGTAAAGTTCGTTCCTTGCTCATGCCACCAAGTCAGATCATCTCCTTGATACACGTCTACAGTTTCATCGTAGTTGATCATGTAGAAAGGCTGAGTTGTGTCCAAAGAGTTGTGGAGCACCAGTTGTAGCTTTCCTGTGCCATAGAAGAATCTATCCATCGTATCAAAATGGTATGAAGAAACATCTATGCTCTTCATCAGATTGCCATTGGTGTCCCAGAACTGTATTGTCTGGTATGTCATTGCAACGCTATCATACGTAGATAAGAAAACAAATCCAGCGTAGTTGTAAACGTAGCTCTGAGCATATTGATTCGTAGAAGAGTTCAATATGTTTAACACATACGCTTTATCTTTGTTTATCAACACGGTTGCATAGTCTCCTGAAACCCCATTGTAGTCTGTGACATACGCCACAAAGCATCCTACGTTGTTTACTGAGTCGTAGTTATTGTCCAAATGCACGTTAGTAGATCCCGTAAACGTGTGAGTATACGTGCTATCTCCGTCAAAGTATGTCAGCTCTACGCCTCCACTGATAGGATAAAAATATGCATATCCATAGTAATCAAGAGGTTCTACTCCAAAAAACGTACCATCATCTATCACGGGCATAGACGAGCTCACTATCTCTCCTCTTGTATTCACAAAAACAGTCTGTTGAAAGCTTCCACTGTCAAAAGCAAGCACGTATCCTTTGTTGTTGACTATCCCAGAGTATGCAAAAGACCAATCGCCTATTAATACCCCAGTATCCACGATCGGAGTTGTTTCTCCAAGCTGAGCGTCCATAACGAAATATTCGTATGTAGGACTGAACTCACCTTGAGTCGTTAGCACATGTACGCTGTGTCCGAATTCCCCGCCACGATCTCCTATGTAGTAGTCAAGAGTAGCGTTGTCTTGTGTAACTGACGCTATCAGACCCTTTTGCTGAGGAGTGACCGGGATCATCGCTGTGTCTCCTGGGTATAGGGTTGCAAAGCTTTGAATCGATTGTGAAACAGGGAGATATTCGCTTCCTGAGGTGTAAAAGTCAGGCCTTACGTATAGCTTGATGGCAGTACCAGGATCGTTCGACGGAAGAGATTGTGCAAACACAAAGGCTCCGTGAGGTCCGCAATCTTGGGTAGACAGAGGCTCATAAACACCGCTGGTCAACACCAATCTGCCATACTCGCTGTAGTTTCCATCGATGCCAAAGTCTTTCGATCTTATGGAACTGACAGACACAGGAAGCGTGTTGTTGGTGAATATATTGAGTTTTGTAGAAAAAGTTCCCATTTTTTGTTTTTGTTTTATGTTATCCGCGTTCTCCGAAGAAGTAGTCTAGTTTTGCAGTTGTGGTCGTTGACAGATTCAGAACTTTTACGGAAACTATTTGAGCATCGTCTAACAGAGGGAACCAAGCAAAGTCTCCAGGCCACAGATTCATCGCCAAGATCTCAGTGCTGTTTTTATCCACAAGGTACACGTTTATCTTCGCTGAGTTTGTGGGCAGAGATTTTATGTACATGTATGTTGTGCCTGATGGGTTTGATTTCTGAGAAGGACCGTATATGGCCACCTTCTTATTCATAGGCAGAACATCAGACGCAAAGTCAGCATTCAGATTCACTTGGTTTGATACAGTTGTGCTCAATGACACTGGATCTGGGAATATATCGCTGGTTTGTAGACTCAGCGTTGCGTTTATCGTAGACATTATGTTCTGGGTTTAGTATAAATATTCTATAATAAATATTGACTACTGCGTGTCTTTTCTGAAGTATTTTCCAAGCACGTTTTCGTTGTAACTATCTACATGGAGGACTTTGTATTCAAACTGGTGGTAAGTCTCCCAGTAGCTCAAACTTTTTTTGTTGAAACACACGATCAAGATCTCTCTTTTGAAGCCGTCTTTTCCTACGGTCTTTACGTCTTCTAACAGCGGTTTACAGCTCCCCCAGTAATCTGCCCAGTTGCTTTCTTTAATCACTATCTTCTTTTTTGGGATACGTCCTGGTTTGGTCCATTCAGACTGTTCCTTTTTAGTGAGAAGCTTTTTTGTCTTATTCTCGAGGATCTTCTTTCCGATGTAAAACTTGCCAGTTGCGTTGTTTGTGATCTTATACACAAATCCCACTGCGCCTGCTGGGAATTGCTCTACGCCTGTTATCTCTTCATTCTTTAATAACCATTTCATCATGTATCGTATTTTACAACAAAAGTTACGTCTGTGTTTCTTGGGATGGGATATGGAGTGCCGAACTTGCCTACTACCAACAGCTCGTTCTGCGCATTATACAGACCTATCGTAGTGGCAAAAGGATTGAAATCCGATCCAGTCACACTGTTGTTCAGTTGACCCAAAGATCCTGATTTTACAGCTGATGGGTTTGTGGTGTAATTGAACTCATTCTCATTGACATGACACCTCACCTCTACTTGATATATTGTAGATTCTGCTTGGAACGACATTGTGGTTGCGGCTAGAGGCATATTTTAAGGTGTTATGCTGTATTTTGTATAAAGGTAATTTTTCACTGATGCTATCTCAGTTAAGCTAAGCTGTCTTGACCAAATGAGTATCTCTCCAAAGTTAGTTCCTATTGTAGAACCTGCGCTCAATGATCCAGCACCCATGAAGAAAGTCATGATCGAGTTGAAGCTTCCTACAACTGGACTTGTTCCAAGATTTATAGTTACTGATTCGTTTGTATTATTTATCTGTCCAGAAATCAAAGGGGTAGGACCATATGATACTGTCTGTGATATTATATAAGGAGACACTCCATACGGCGGAGACCCCAACACGTTAGTTGAGTAGTCTAACTCTTGATATACTGCGGGAGATATAGAAGAATCTGAAAAGCTCGTTTGTATATAACCCGCTGAAGACGACACTATTTTAGTTCCAAAATATTTTGGACCGCTAGCCATGTAAAAAGGTGTAATTATTCCAGACGATGCTGCTGGTATGGTATTACTTGGTATGTTTGCTACGTATATTACTGTTATGGCAGTTGGAAATGATGGGCCATATGTGTTAAATGGCAATGTAGCATAAAATCCCAAAGACTGTGTTACGTATCCTGTTAAGTAAGTCGGCGTTTGTGAGTCCTGTATCTTTATTCCAGGTTTTCCGTTTATTAGGTTGCTTACGTAAACAGGCGGAAGTATGTTAGCGCCTGTGGGAGTGCTGACCAGCAGATTCGTTCCAACAGGAGCTCCAGATACCCAGTTTCCCCATGAGGTAACTACTCCACCAATACCAGAAGTCACGTTTATAGCAGGATCGTAGGCGGCAATAAGACCTGATGGATAAGTAAATCCACCACCACCCGTACTAGCAACTGTGAACATAGCTTGGTAGTCTGGATTTGTGATCACAGCAAGACCTTGGGGATAGAATATGTTTCCTACGTGGATGGTATGGTTGCTCTCTGCCACAAGGTTTCCGTTTCCGTCGTCTACCGTATTGAATATGCTGCTGCTTGCTTTTATCTTGAACGATCCTTTGGCTATGTTCTCTCCAAAGTTCGCTTTTGGCACAGTGATCACGTTTATAGTCGACGTAGGATCTGTAGGGAAGTATCTGTTATCGTCATCGTTGGTGCCAGTTGCAGCTGTTGACTGAGGAAACCACTCGTATGCGCTTGCTGAGCCCAAAAGAGAACCCGATATGTACTGCATGTAAAACCTATTTCGCATAGATCTATACAGCAAGAAACTATCAGGATAGCTGCCTGTAGGTGACGTAGCGCCGTTAGAGCCGGTGAGCACGTTTATCGACCCAGGACCAAATGTGCTACTGTAGTATGAAGCAGAGTATTTCAACTTCACAGGAGTAACAGTAACATCAGAAGCCTTGAGAGTATTATAACTTCTTCCCATATTTTATTTTAATTCAAATAAGTATAGTAACTCGTTGATTACCAATCTAAACGCACTCTAATTAATGCCTCATGCGTGAAATCTTTAAGCAGCGGTTTACTCATCTTGGCCACAGCTAGCAGGTCTCCATTGTCGTTGTATAAACCGACCGTCGTAGGGAAAGTCTGAGGGCTGTTTACCAAAGTTGGATATATCAGTTGTCCGCTAGAGCCTGAAAGGAAAGACGGGTTATTGCTGTAGTTGTAGTCTTGGTTTCCTACTCTGACAAACGCATAGTTTGCTGAGATC